TGCTTGCGAGCGTCTTGCGTCAGTTAAGCACGAACTCGATTTTAACCCGTACATCCGCGCCATCTTCGGAGACCTTCACGGTCCCGTCTGGAACGAAGACAAAGTTGTCCTCAATAACGGAGTCGTCATCCAAGCTTTCGGACGAGGGCAGTCTCTCCGTGGCACTAAACACGATGACCAGCGGCCTGACTGTTGCCTTATCGACGACATCGAGGACGAAGAAAGCGTAAGCTCCCCCGAGCAGCGGGAGAAGACGCGGCAATGGTTGATGCGAACGCTGGTGCCGGCGCTGGCGCCCGACGCCAAGGTTCACATCCTGGCCAACCTGCTGGACCCCGATTGTCTTGCTGCGTGGCTGGAGAAGAACGGGGGGTGGACGGTCCACCGGTACCCTTGGGAGTACATTGACGAAGCGGGGTACCGTCGAGCGACATGGCCGTCACGATTTCCTCTAGAGCACATCGACTTTCGCAAGGACGAATTCATGCGCTCGGGAATGCTCAACGAGTACATGCAGGAATTCATGGTCGAGGCGGTCGATCCGTCCACACGCGTTTTCACGCGAGCCATGTTCAAGGTCGAGCCGATCGTGCGTACTTGGCATCCGACGTATGCGATGTACGATCCGGCGCGGACGGTCAAGGCTTCATCGGCGCATACGGGAAAGGTGGTGTTCTCATGGGTTGGGACCAAGCTGATAGTGTGGGACGCTTCGGGGGAATTGTGGATGCCGGACAAGATCATCGAGGACATCTTCCAGACGTGGGAGGAGTACAGCCCCATCAAGATCGGGATCGAGAAGGAAGGGCTGGAGGAGTTTATCCTGCAGCCATTGCGGGCAGAGCAGACACGGAGGCAACAGATTATCCCTGTCGTAACTCTCCCTGCGCCTGCTGGCAAATTGGCCTTCATCCGGTCGTTGCAGCCATTTTTCGTGAGCGGAGAGGTTATTTTTGCAAAAGAGCTGCCTACGTTGCAGCAGCAGTTGTTAAGCTTTCCGACCGGAAGGATCGACGTGCCTAATGCGCTTGCCTATGCATTGCGCATGCGGCCTGGACTCGCTATCTACGACAACTTCGGTTTTAACAACGTAGTGGACGATTTGGATGTTCAACGCAACACGGCATGCTATCTTGCGGTCAATGCTACCCGGCTCTACACCACGGGAGTCCTCTGTCAACTCGTTGGGGGAACAGTGCGTGTATTGGCGAGCTTCGTTCGAGAAGGAGAACCTGGGTCTTCTTTTCAGGAGCTTTTTGCGGATGCTAAGCTGGTGGCCGGGGGAAAGATTGTACTATACGCGCCTGCTGAGCACTGGGGGCAGTACGACAGCATTGGGCTCTACGCCTCCTCCACACGGGCAGGCGCTCGGATCAGCCGGGCTGGATCGATTAGTGTGGGCCGAGAAGAAACGAGGAAGAGACTGGAGAGCCTTGCGCATGGCCAGCCTGCGCTGGTGGTATCGTCGGGGGCATCGTGGGCTTTGAACGCCTTTGCGGGGGGCTACGCGGCTTCCATCGTCAAGGGCGGTCCGGTGAGCGGGGCGGCTGAGGAGGGCGTCTATAAGGTTCTAATGGAGGGTTTTGAGGCTTTTATGGCCGTTGCCGGGCATTCCCTGGGGTCTGGCGACGACCGGCCGAACTATGCTATAGACGGTGCTTCGGGCCGGCGGTATCTGACTGCGCGGCCACAGCCCGCGGTTGGACATGGCGAAACGAAAATCCAAGGATGACGTAAATTATTCTGAGCTTGCTGGCGATTCTATAGACGCTTGTAAGGATTGCAAATTCTTCATCAACGGAGAAGCCTGTGCCAAGGTCATGGGCGCCATTTCACCTGAAGGTACTTGCGATCTTTTTACTGAGAAGGAAGATGTAAAGGACCGCAATCGCGAGCTGGGGGATAACGAGAAGATTCGCGAGGCGGTTCTGAAGCTGGCCAAGCGCGTGGACAAGGCGTTCATGGACCAGTGGGAGCGGGGCAACGATCAGTGTGACTATTGGGACATTTACAACACTGTTCTCGGTGTCAAGCAGGGTTACTCTGGCAACTCGCAGATTTACGTTCCCATCGTCAAGGAAGCCATAGACGCGCGCAAGACGCGGTTCGTCAATCAGATTTTTCCCCGGTCGCAGCGCAATGTCGAGTGTATCACATCCGACGAGAAGCCTTACCACGTCATGGCTCTCTTGGAGCACTACATTAGGAAGACAAAGCTTCGCACGCAGATCATGCCAGCGTTGATGATCAATGGGGACATTGAGGGGCAGTACAATATTTACGTGGGATGGTCGGACAGTGAACGGCATGTGGTGTACCGGACCAAGGCGAAGGCTGAGATCGAAGGCGAGGAGGTTGAGAACATCGACCCCGACGCGGACGACGACATGGAAACGGCCGTGGTGGTACACCAGGGGCCGACCGTGGAGGTTCTTTCTGATACTGACGTGGTTGTGGTTCCTGTGTCTGCTTCCTCTGTGGGTGATGCTCTTGCTAAGGGCGGGGTGGTAGCGATCAAGCGTATCTGGTCTAAAGAACGCTTGAAGCAGGCGGTTGACGATGGGGAGATCGACGAGGAAGTTGGCGAGTTTTTGGAGAAGGATATTGCTGCCTATGGCACGGGGCAGGATGGTGACCCTAAGACGGCTAAGAAGCATATTGATGCTGCCGGTATCATGTCTGATAAGGACGGTGAATCAATTGTCATCTATGAAATGTTTGCGCGTTTGAAGGTGGATGGCGAGCGGCGGCTGTGCAGGATTTATTATGCTGGTGGTGTCGAGGGAGAGGAGCGTATCCCAAGTGTACGGCTTAATCCTTTTTGGAATGATAAGTGTCCGTTGCTTTCTGCAGCGCAGAACAAGCTGAGTGGATCGTTTAAGGGGGCCTCTAAGATTGAGGCGGTGGACAAGCTCCAGTACGGCGCTAACGATGTGGTAAACGAGGGGTGGGACAGCGCTGCGTACGCCCTTCTTCCCATCATCATGACCGACCCGACGAAGAATCCTCGCACAGGGTCGATGGTTCTCAATCTCGCGGCGATTTGGGAGACAAGCCCAAATGATACAAAGTTCGCTCAGTTTCCTCCGCTATGGAAGGATGCTTTCTCGATTGTTGCCTCTGCGAAACAAGAAATATTTCAGGTTCTATCCGTCTCTCCTGCAGCGATTGCGCAGTCTACAGGACAGAAGACTAAGCGAAATCAAGCAGAGATAGCAAATGAACAGCAAGTTGACATTCTCAGCACAGCCGACGTATGTACAAACATTGAGGATGAAATTCTTACCCCTCTCCTGCGGTGGTTCGTAGACCTCGACCATCAATTTCGGGAGAACGCTATTACCGTTCGGGAGTACGGTCAGATGGGGCTCGCGGCTCGGATGGAGGAAATACCTCCTATCGAGAGCAATCGTCGGTTTGAATTTAGATGGTTTGGGGTGGAAGCGGCACGGAATGCGCAAGCTATCCAGATGCAAATAAGCGCAATGAACGTCATCAAGGGCATTCCGCCGGATCAGTACAAGGGGCACGAGATCAACTTGGTGCCTGTGATAAGTCTGTTGGTAGAGAACGCTTTTGGTTCTCGATTGGCGCCTGAGATTTTCAGGGACTTGAAGTCCAAGCTGTCTATGGCTCCTGACGAGGAGAATAAGTATCTTATGATGGGGCTCGCTTTGCCTGTGCATGAGTTGGACGAAGATCAGAAGCACATGCAAGAGCACATGCAGGCCATGGAGAACGGCGACCCCACGGGGGCGGTGCGCGAGCATATGATGCTGCATCGGTTCCAGATGGAAAAGAAGATGCAGGCGCAGATGGCTCAGATGATGCAGATGCAGCGTGGCCCTGGCGGTCCTCCTGGCGGTCCGCCGGGCGGTGGTGGTCCGAGGCAGGGCGCTGCACCGGGTGCGCCACGAGGTGGGCAGGGGCCGGCTGGCGCAATTCATCAGGATAGGCTACAAGATGCTTCAGCAGCTCCAAGGAGATAGATGATGCGTTGGGCTTTAACACTCCTCCTTTCGTTGCTTTGTTGGCCGGCTTGGGCGCAACCGCTTGGCGCTTTTGGTTGCACTAATGCACAGGTATCTACTTGCCAATTGAAGACGGCGGCAGGGCAACTTTTTGATTTTCAGGTTAGCAATGTCAGTGGCACGGCGACCTGGGCATTTGTCATGGATACAGCGGCGGTGCCGGTGAACGGCACGATCGCGGGGTGCTCCGTGAGTGCACAGGCCCCCTGCCTGTTGAAGGCTTACCAGTTGAGTACGACAGGATCAACAATGGGGGCGATGTGGACACCTTCGTCAGTTCTTTTCTTTGCTGGGCTTGTTATCGCATGCTCAACAACTGCGCCGCCTACGTTGACTCTTAGCGCGACGTGTTTCATGTCGGGAGAGACACAATGAGATGGTTATTTGCGGCGCTTTTAATCCTCATTGCGGGAATTGCTGCACAGGGTGAGCTGATTACAACGAGTACAGGTGGTGGTGGCGGAACCTTCCCTCCTGCTGGATGTGTGACTGCGAATGCTGTCATATTCAACAATGCAACGCCATGTGACGCTGGACTGGTAAAGGTTGCCGGTGCGACTGGGCAAGTGACATCGGGCGGAAATATCCTGTTGAGCGGCGCTTCGTATCTTACGAGTGACCATGCTTTTCCCAGCGCGATCAATTTGAATAATTCTGCCGTAGGTTTTGCCAGGCTTGCAACGCCTACTACGCTGCTGGCAGCGGCAGGGGACTTCGGCAATGGGCAGGCCGGGTTTTTTGCACGATCGGCTTCCTGTTATTGGATTTCAAGCCAGACTGATGCCTCGGGGGCGATTGACACGGGTCTTTGTCGGCAAGGGGCTGGCGTTCTTGAAGTTAGCACTACTACTCCCAATGCTGCCGGTAGTTTATTGACAACCGGGCTTACAGCAAGTGGCACGGTTACTTTTAGCGGCTTGGGTACAGGAACGAACGCGGATTTTTTATGTCTTTCCGCTGGGGGTGTCGTACTAATACAAGCGTCAGCCTGTACGATTTCTTCTCTTAGGTTCAAATCAGATTGGAAATTGTTCGAAGAAGACGCTATTGCGTATGTACGCCGACTTGACGTAGGAACTTTTCATTTTGATAGTACAAACCAAAGTGATCCTAATGGCAGTAGTTTACAAGTTGGGTTGAACGCTGAGAATGTGGCAAGTGTTATCCCAGAAGCCGCCATATATGAAAACGATATGAAGACCCCAAAATCATATCGTCAAGAGAGTGTCATAGCTATTTTAGTTAAAGCTTTGCAACAACAGCAGAGTGAAATAGACGAATTGAAAAGAAAGCTACGTTGATGACTGGGCCTGTTGGTACAGCTAAATCTGTAAGTGCTCTTAACACGGAGATAGCTAGTAATATTGTTGATAATACTAGCGGGTTGATTTCTCCTTCTATTCTTAGGCAGACTCTTTTAGATACGGTAGCTTCTTTTTCTAATAACCCTTTGGACATGGGGTCTTTTGGGTTAGTCGCAGACGCCCAGTTTAATCAAGCAACTAACTACATTACTGCTACGTCGGATGGATCGGCTACGCTCACGACCTCGAATACAAATGGTGTCAAGGTCGGAGCCAACATCGCTAATATAAGCTGGCACTCGTTCGCAGCGGCGGCCATCGGTAGCGCCGGAGTGATCCCCGTAGGGACGACCGTTCTTTCGTTTGTGGCAAACACCAGCATCACTCTGTCAAACCCCGTCGTAGCGGCGTCAAACATATCATTGATCTGGTGGACGGAGACTCTGACGGGGACAGACAACACGGCGGCGATGCAGGCGTGTTTGGATTATGCGATGCAGAATGGAATTTCTGATATTAGGATTCCTCCTGGAAGATACCTTATAAGTGACACGCTTCAGGCTGGATGGGGAGATTCCTTTTATGAGCTTCATATTTTAGGATCAGACAGGTTTTCCTACCAGGGTGCCTATCCCGGCGTTGTCATCTATTCGACCAAGACGGATCGACCGGTTCTCAGCTTTCAGGGGATGCGAGCTGCAAGCTTGAAGGGAATAACATTCATAGGTCGAACTCAGCAGTTCACGGACTACGCTCAGGGGTTTTCCAATCTTCTGTCGAGTGATCCGCTCGATTGGATCGATCCCAGGTTCGTTCCATCCGGCAACAATCCCGGTGGCATTCAACAGCATGCTCCGTATGCAGGGGTGACGGTAGATGCCTTTTGCGGCACTAAGCCGGTCTCTGGTGGAGCGTACCCTGATCGGACATACCCGGCATGGGTGATCGCCAACGGCTATAGCGTTCAATACAACAGCGTTCATCAGAGCAGTGACATTCTCATACAGGATTGTTCGTTTCAGGGATTTGGGGTTAATACAGTTTCTGGTCTTAACACCGATTCCCAAGGAGATTTTTTTAAGCAAAGTAGATGCTTTATGTCGTCTTGTGTTTATGGAACATCGATTTGCAACAACCAATCGAGAAACATAGAGTTTGAAAATATTACGGCGGCTCGTTACCACACTTTATTTTCCGGTACGAATTTGGGTCAACAGGACGGAGAAGTTGTCGGTCCGCTCAACAACATATCCGGTGGAGATGCCTATCAATTCTTCGATTTTCAAAACTTGTCTATATCGGGAAATTTGTTGATCTCCAATGTCTACTGTGAGAACCAGATAAGAATAGGAAACTTTGTAGGCGGAACGTCGTTTCCAGGGTCTATTTTATTCAGGGGAGGGCTTATTAACCTGCAGAACACGAACGGACAAATTCCTGATTCGTACATAACAAGTGGACAATTTGGCAATATCTACATGAAGGGGGTTCAGGTTAATGGCCATTTGAGAATTGCCAATTTCATTAAAGGTGGTGGAACTCTTACGATCGAAGGTGGGGGTCTACTGGGGGCGCAGAAAACGCCGGCGACTGCAGCGCAACAGCAGGCGATAAATTACTGCGGCGGATTTTTGATGGGGGATGTCAGGTTTAATGCGTCAAATAATAGGAACTATCGTGTAAGGAACTGCCTTGGATCGTATTATGCGACTGTAAGTGGAACGATTACTTCGTACACACACGATGCACAAGTCAGCTATAGGTCATCAGCCGGAGCGTTGACGCGGGCGCCGATGACGCAAGGAGCTACGGAGTACACGGATCAAATCAAGCGCCAGTGGAAAATTACGGTTCCGAATGAAAATACTTTCAACTTTGCGAGCTTCACCAATTCGGGACCAACTTATGCTAACGATCAGATGACTTTCGGCTATCTTCAGGCGTTTCAAGAACACGCCGACTTCATGTATCATCTTGCAGTGGGAGACATTCTGTTCGTTCTCAACACTTGGACCATATTCGTCGTGACGGCTGTAGGCGTGTTGGCTGGAGGGGCCTATCCGATTACGACCATTCAGCAGAACAATCTTCAGATAGATGGAACAAATGCTTTTGTTAAGAATTTTAATTCTGACACGACGTTGGCGGGGTCGATCGTTATCATCAAGACGGGGGCCGTGATCCCTCTCACTCTTAACTATGCGACGTTTTCGAGCGGGAGTGGTAATCTCACGGCGGTTACTACCGGCGCTGCGTCGAGCATGGCAAATAACATCGTCAACGGAGATGTGTTTTTTGGGCTTTCGCAGAGCGTAGCGGCGGGCATGCCCTATCAAAAGTGGCCAGTTGCTTCAGGATCAATCGTTTCGGCTGTCAATGATGGAGCCGGAACGGTGACGCTTAGCAAGAACGCTTTGGCCTCGGGAACATTTCCGTTGTTTCCTTATGAACTCAGGTGACTATTGACTTTTTTCCTGTTTTGTTCCTAAGTGTCTGCTTCGCCTAGCGGGCGTAACCCGCTCCCGAGTTGTGCTCGTTACCGCACTGGAGAGTAAAATGGCCGATGACGACACCCCGCAAGATGACGAACTTGATTTGACGGATGACGAGCTTGACACTGATCCTGCCGGCCAACCTGATGCAGAAGATGACGACGCGGCTGGCGGGGCCGATGAAAATGATGATGCTGATGATGAACCGGAGCTGGAAGACGCTTCAGGTTCTCAGGAGCCTCCTGCACCACGGCAACCGGCTTCTCGTGCGGGCCGTACCGTTGCCGCTCTTCGCGCCGACCGGCGCCGGCAGAACGAAGAACTCGCCGCCCTTCGCCGGGAGATGGCAGAGCTTCGACAGACCCGCCAGCAAGCCCCAGTCCAGCAGGAAGACCCTCGTGTGGAGCAAGAGCGCTTGGCGCTCATGTCTCCCGAGGAGCGCATGGAGTACCGACTTGCTCGGTCTTTACAAGCGCACCAGCAGCAGACTTCTGCGATGGTTTTTAATATGCAGACTGCGCAGGACAAGGCAGCGTGGGATGCTAGAACTGCCGGTGACAAGCTGCGATCGAAGCTCGCTGCGGACGTGGAGCGCGAGTACCAAGCCTGCATCGCTCGCGGTCAGTATCTACCCCGAGAAAACATTTACATCTATCTTGTCGGGCAGCGGTTCATTGCCAATCGGGGCAAGGGGGATGGCAAGGCAGCTCGCCGGGTGGAGCGTGAGCGCGTTCGCCCTGCAAGCGGGCGTGGCGATGTGGCGCAGGAGCGCCGGTCGGCTCGCGGCAATGGTACAACGGCAGATTTCGAGCGCCGTCATGGAGACATGCAAATCTGAAGCGGTGACCGTTCACCGCTTTAACTTCGGAGAGCGGTGATGCCAACCAATGTTGCTTCTCAATTTTCTGGCGACATAAGCCAGTACATTGCAGACAAGACGCTTCCCCTCGTGCGCCGGCAACTGGTTGTTTACCAGTTCGGTGATCCTGCGACCCTCCCCAAAGGCAGTGGGACGACTTACACGGCGAGTCGTTACCCGCGCGTTCCGCTGCCGTTCGCTCCGCTCTCGGAAGGCGTGCCTCCGATTGGGCAATCGATGACGCTGCAGCAAGTCAGCGCGCAAGCCCAGCAATGGGGCGACAAGATCACTATTACTGACGTAGCGGAAATGACGATCAAGCATCCGCTGTTCAAAAAGGCGACCGAGCTGATTGGATTACAGACCGCCGAGACGATGGAACGCAATACGTTCGTCAATCTTCTCGCGGGAAGCCAAATTAATTACGTCAACACTCGTGGCGCTCGTGCGTCTCTCGTTGCCGGTGATGTTCTCAATCCCCACGAAATCAATCGTGCTTCGGCGATGTTGATAAATCTCGGCGCGCCCCGGTTCATGGGCGACGAGATGACCGACATGAAACTGCAGGCGGACGCAGGCGGCGCCAAGGCATCGAGCAACCCACGCAAGATGCCGCATTACGTGGCGGTGGCGCATCCCTTCCCGCTTGGCGATCTCTCTGAGAACCAGACGATTGTGACGGCCTGGAGTTACAGCGATCTCAACCGCTTGTACAACTACGAGGTTGGCGAGTGGCGAGGCATCCGGTTCTGTCAGACCAACATGGTTCCGACGTTTACCGGAGTTGCGCAAGTCAACCCGGTTGCGGTTGCCGGCGGTACGTTGGCGGCGACGAACTACTTCGTCATCGTCACTGGATCGGATACGCAGAATCAGTACGAGTCGCGTATCTATCAAGTGTCCGCTTCTACGGCAGTAGGGGCCAACGGCGCGCTTCAGGTGACGATGCCTTCAACGGCAGGATTCACCTACAGCGTCTATGTTGGTACCACTAATACGCCGTTCAATCTCGGGCTTAGTGCTTCGGGTCCCACTTCTGGCCCTCTCGCGGGGCAGGCCACGCAGCTCGCGCCGGGCGCCGTGGTGACGGTGACGGGCATTGGCCTTGCGCAGACCCCGCCGGCTGCACCGGCTACGGGCGTGACGGTTTACCCGACGTTCATCTTCGGTCGTGGTGCTTATACGCAAGTTGTCCTCGACAACATGAAGATGACGTACCTGAAAGAGCCGGATAAGTCCGATCCGCTGAACCAACTGCGAGTTGTTGGCTGGAAGGTGTTTTATGGCACTCTGATCTCCAACCAACAATTTTTTATGCGTATCGAATCCACGTCGGCCTTCAGCGCCACCTTTGGCTGATCGGAGAGCACAATGTCGTACAGAATCACCTACCAAGTGAACGTCGATTGGGTGGGCGACGGCCAAGGTCCCATGAGCGGTAATACGGCCGTTTCCGTGGGGATGGCTGCGGCCGGCGGTGCACAGCGAAAGACGTTCTTCAACGCCACACCGGCCGGACAGATGACGAAGACGTTTCTGGCAGCCGACGTGACCACGTTGACGAATGCCATGGCTGCGGATATCGCCGCGCAGATGAACGTGGCGGCCAACCTCGCGCAAATTCAGAACTTCTCCACGGGGACGGGCTGATGGCTACAAGCACACTTGGGACGACAGCGAACAACTCGCTTACGTCCCTCATTTTCGGTGGCGCGATGAACGCCGCCGATCTTGCGACGATCGCG